GATCACGAGGTCGCCTCGCACTATCTTACGATAGCTAAGGATCTCGGTGTCGAGATCAACCTTGCTAAGTCTTTACAGGCTAAGCAGGAAGGTTTCGTAGCCTTGGAGTTTGCAAAGAGATTTGTTGTTAACGGGAAACCGGCTTCGCCGGTCTCCTTTAAACAACTTATCTCCGCTACAAGTCTTGCCGGTCGAGTACAAAATCTTTTGTACTTCGGCTATCAAGGTCTTGTGCAAACTGAGTCACTTTTCGGAGTGATCCTAGCCAGATTTGGTAGTGACGTGCTAAAACCCTTTTCGCTTCAAATGAAGCAGAAAGGATTTCAGCACGGTCTATTAGGAGCTCTAGGGTCCTTATACCGTAAAGGTATGGTACCGCTGGAGCTTCTCGTAGAAGCTTGCGCCAATCCTCAAGAAGAGGAGTTAGATATTAGCGAGAACAGTCCGTTCTCACTGCCATCTGCGCAGGCCATGAGAGTGCTAAAAGCTGCCTTTAATGGGTCGGATAACCTAGGTTATCCTTGGTCCCATCAAGAACAAAGGGAGGAGTTCCGAAACGATCTTTCGATCGCTGAGGATCTTCTCTTACTTGCCTTGAAGGCTCGTAAGGTATTAGCTGATACCTACGATTCGATAGTTGACGAGTTTGCTCGCTTACTGGTGACCACTATGGAACCTTCTCGGTCCCACCGTGGTCTTCCGGTTAGCGTGCAACACTTCGATACGATTCGAAGTAAGGACCGTGTATTGGCCGCACAATTGCGGTCAATTGCGGAGTTCCTTCTAGTTCGGGACAAGGACCCCGTAGATTACTACGAGGAACTTCTCTCTGAACTAGAAGATGAACGACACGAACAACCTCCTCTTGCTGATGCAATGAAGGTAAGTGAGGATACAATCTTGTATACCACTTCCTTCTGTATCAAGCCTACGCCCGAGCGGGCGTACGCGCAAGATGAGGCTTGGATCGCGCTTCGGGTTCTTCGTGCCGGCTGGCCCAACGTACGTATTTGGAGAAATCCAACTACGCAACCTTGGGGCGGTTGGTCGCAATAGCGAACAAGCGCCGTAGAGTAGCAATTGCGTGAACAGAGTCTACGCAATGACTCGCGGGGTAGCCTGAGTACTGAAGATGGATGCCCTAGTTCATAGGAACTGTCGACATATCCTTGTCGCTCCTACTCGTCTGAGATGATGGGTGGGGGTATGGATGTGGAATATCCTTAATAAGGAGCAACCTGCTCTCTCTAATTCAAGAGAGAGGTGGGTGTACAACCTATGTTTTAGGAA